CAACCAATCCTGCAGTAATTTCATCACCCTGAACAGCATCAAGATCGTCAATGTGGCGTGCTATCCATGCACCAATCTTGCGCCACTTATCTTCCGTTACTGTTCCTGCAGCCATCTTGCGTGCATCCTCAACGGTCTGTGGAACAAGCCCATCACCCGACAAACCCTGTTCATGTAACGCCAAACCACGCTTTGCTGAAGCACGCATGAACGCTGGTGCAGACAAATCAACTGCACGCAACTCTGCTTCCTCAACCATTTCCTCAGGCTCATCTTCCAACTCATCTTCTAATTCATCTTCCATTTCATCAGCCTCATACGAGGCTTTTGCTTGCATCAGAATGGTTATTGCTGAATCAATAAACGCAACCATTTCTTCATTCCGTTTGTCCATCTTGCGCTGACCAACTTCACCTGCTGGTTCCATTCCTTCAGCCAAAGACTGTGCCACCATACGATCAATGGCATCTTGTTTAGTGTCATAGCAGGCAAGCGTGGTTGCTGATCCGTCTGATTCAATCTTGACTGCAGCCCAATTAGAGCAGTCTGATTGGTTTGCAGATATTCCGTAAGGCATGATCAGTCGCTATCTGGCAATAGAACACGAATATCATCAGTTTGACCTGCATCACAAACAGCCCACAAAGTTTCACCTAGCGGAACATCAATATGAATCGGCGCAGTGTGTTTCTCTAATAGCAGCCCTGTAGCGAATGTGACACTGCTATTTCCAACAGCAATATCTTGGTTTCCAACAATGCCGATATAGGCGATGCGGTTGATGTTGTCGGCAGCAATCAAAATCTGTGGTGTTGCTGTAACTGTTATTTTGTATGCCCTCACAATAACTCCAATACTTCAAGATCATCTAATTCCGCAACCCAAGAAATACTACTCAAAGCATAAACGGATGCAGGTGGAACTGTAACAGAAGCAGTTGCTTTAATTGTTGCAAACTTTTTGGGCTTAGGTTTTGGTTTAGGTTGAACGATCAGTTCTGGTTGTGGTTCGGGCTTTGGTTGTATTGGATTGATGATTGGGCGTGGTGTTGGTCTTGCAAATATGCGACCACCAGATGAAGCAGGTTTATTTATAGGTGTAACTGTTGCTTGCCCTTGCGCTATCAACGCACCCAATAAGGCTGAGGCTGTGTTGTCTCCTTCTGTTTGCGCTGTCGCCTGCGCCACTATCCCATTTAGTGTGGCTGTTGCTGTTGTTTCATTGTTAATGATTGCTGTGGCTTGTGCTTCCATCCCTTGCAGGTTTGTTTGGGCAGAAGCATTGTGCGCAATACTGCTGGTGGATTGGGCTTCAAGACCACCTAATACGGCTGTTGCTGTGTCGTTGTTTGCTGTGCTTGATGTTGCCTCTGCTGTGAGTGAACCAAACGAACCTTCACCTGTTGCTTGATGGGTTGTCAGTGTTGATGCTTCTGATGTTATTGCACCTAATTCAGATGAAGCCGTGACAGGGTTTGTTGTTTGTGATGTTGCTGATGCAGAAGCCGAACCTAATGTGGCTGAGGCTGAAGCAAAGTTTGTTATCTGTGCTATGGCAGCAGCAACAACAGTTCCTAAATCTGAACTTGCTGTTGCGTTCATTGGGAATGGCGAACCATCCAAACCAACAGTTGCATCATCTAATGCACTTGTGTCTAATGTGAAGCGTGAAAACGCCATGATGCCTTAACTTGCGAGAGTTAGAGAAACAGTCAATGCACCAGAAGCGATTGTGAAAGTGTCACCAGCCGTATAGGGGTTTCCTGTTATTGATCCAGAGAATAGGAAGTTTCCTGCTGTTGTTGCATCCCATGCTGTGAAGAAGGTTGCTGTTTGTGATCCAGCAATGTTTGTCCAAACGATATCAGCATCAGAAGTAAGAACACCTGCAGATGCGGTTCCGAATGAGGCTGCTTTGCGTGTGGTTTCTGTTGCAGGGTTTGCTGTTCCGTTTGATGACGGATCGCCAACATGAAGTTTTACATACACCTGTGCAACAGCAAAAGAAGTGTTGTTCCCCACAGCGTCAAGCCATGAACCTGCAAGATATGAACTCAATCCAGTTGCCATTAGTCATCAATCCTTTGTTCTGTAATAGAAATAATACGCCCATCAGAATCACGCTCAACAGACCTACGCACCATCTTTGCTTCTGGCATGGTCACATTCACAACAGTTTCAGGAATGTTGATTGTTTGTGGTTTGAGATTTACAATAGGTGAATCAACTTTTACACGCTGTTGAGGCATATTGATAGAAATGTCTTGTGGCGTTTCATTGATGATCAATGATTGTGGTTCGTTGTTTCGGTAACTTCTTTCTGGTGGGATTGAATCAGTACCCAATGTTGGCAAGTCTCCACCCACAACACCAGCAATAGGTGCGCCAGCAATACCCATAACGAACTGATCTCCGCCTTCATACGGTTCACGGTTCTCAATCTGGCGAGCCTCATTCGGTGTGAGCGTTCCAGACATAATCTGTGCTTGCTGCGCACGAACTCTTGTGCCAAGATCAGCACGCAAAAACTCTTCTGGATTAAATCGTACTGATTCACCATAAGGCAACATCTCGCTGAAAGCAGATTCCAAACGGCGAACCCAACCAAGCAGCGTGTACTTAAAGAACGCTGAACCCAACGCCTCAATGTTTTGATAGGTCTGCGAATCTCCACCAGTGCCAAGAATCAAGTGCAATGGGATGCGATAAACACGAGCAATATCACGGATGATTGATTCTTTATGTTCCAACATTTGCATATCGGCAGCACTGGTTGTTACTGAACGCCACTTTAATCCGCCTTGCAACACGGCAGGTTTGCGATGCTTGTAGTGTGCTTCTTCCCAGTTGTCACGGATTTGTTTTGCTTGCTCAGGTGTTATTGATTGATCTGTTTCAAGAACGGATGATGGTGTTGCGCCTTCACCGTAGAACTGTGCAAGGAAACGATCCATTGCTAAACCCATGCCAACTGTGTTGCGCATAGTTTCTAACGGGCTGATGCCACGCAACTGATTCGGCAAGATAGCCCAATAGATAGCACGAACATCTTTGCTGGAGTATTGCACTTTGCCTAGATCATAAATCATTTCACCCGTATCTGTGGTCACAATTCCTTTGACAGAGTGGGGGTGAATATTGCGCATTTCAACGGGAAGTCCGTCTGCGCCTCTTGGTGCATAGATGTAGGCAGTACCATGTAATGCAAGAGTGAGCATTGTTTGATGCACGAACTCAAACATATTTTGGTGGTCGTTTGGTTGTTCAAAGACTGATGGTGTTGGTAGTCGTTCAATTCTGTTTGCCCTCTTACGCACCAGTTCTACTGGCATTGATGCAACGGAATCAGCAAGGATAGTCACCGATGAAAGAACTGCGCTCTGTGCAAGAGCCGTAATTTCTGTTACTACTTCACCTGACCAGTTGTTAAAAAATGGGCGTGCAGTTATCTGATACGGGTCAATGCTTGTAGGCAAAGCACGCTGCTCAGTCCGTTTCCATAAACTCATGCCGCTAAGCCTCCACCAATAATCATCAGAACGCCTGCAACAATAACACCTAACGAAACATTAAATGAGCCGACACCGACAGCAATACAAATGCCGCCAACAATTTCTATCACAGTGGTTGCTATTGCTTTCTTGTTCATGACCAAATATCCAATACTGTTGCGGCTGTGGGTGTGACAGGTTTTGTTGTTGCACGATCTAACGCTATAACCATAGCAATACAGGCATCAATCTTGCGTTTTGATTTGCCTTTAGATAAACGCCAACCTGTGTCAGTCATTCGTTGTGCAGCAGATAGCACTTGGTCGGTGAATGTTGGTGAGCCATCGTGGGCAACCTTTCGGTTCACAATCATTTCGTAGGCGTTACCACAAGCAGGAATCATGCGTGCGCCAGACTGAGGAAACTCAACCATTGGTAGCCCGTCATCAGATAAGGCTTCTGCGCTTCGTTGAAAATAGGCAGGGTCAAACGCAAACTCCTGCACCTGATACTGGTTGTGCAGTTCACGCAAATAATGTTCCACTGCGACAACATCAACTCCTTCTAGTTCGGGCTGCCAAATCTTTGACCTCACAACAACCCGATCTGCTTGCGGCTGTGCAACACAAACAGCAATGGTGTCATGTTTCAACGCCATATCAATCCCAACCCACACAGGCAGATCAGGATCAAACTGCAAATCAGAAACACATTGTTCCCATGCGCCAACAGGCAACCAAGATTCTTGTGAGCGCACCCACTGGTTCAGCCGCCAACGGCGCATCCCCATCTCAGAAGTTTGTTTAACGGCAACAGCCAAATCCTCTGGATCAAGTAAACCCTCAGCCAAGTTCGGATTAGAAATCATCCACGCCTTACGATCATCAACCTTGCAATCCTCAGGTGCTTCCCACCACCAGAAACCAAACTGATCATCATCAACTTCACCTGAAGCAACTTGTTTGCCGTACTGATACAACTTCCCTGCCAAAGAATCCAAGTCATAACCTGCAGTCGTGATGCTCACTGCTAATGGTTCTATTCGTGCGCCTGATCCTAAAGTCATTTGATCGTAGAGATCGCTGTTGTTCTGTCCCCACAATTCATCAAATAAAACTAGTGACGGGTTCAATCCTGCTTGACCCTTAAAATCTGATGACAGCACACGGAACACTGATCCGAATCGTGGCATCTCAATAGCATCCCGATACACCTTTGATTCTGCAGCCAACAACGGACTGTTCACTATCTGCTGTT